AGTTGGCAATTGCCACAAAGATACCAATGAGTGAATGGGTTGATGCGGATGACATATTAACAGCGATCGAGATATTGGAGGCAAGGAATGGCTAAAGAAACCATTGCATACAATAAAAACGATTTGCGTGATATTTACAAGGCTTTCAAACTTATGGATGACCAAGCAACAGAGGAAGCAAGAACTCAATCTGCTGCTTTGGCGTATTTTGCATCAGAGGAAATTAAACAGGCAGCTAGGACTAGAACAAAGAGTGGCAAGGTTGCGCAAAGAGTCGCAGATGGCGTTAGCATCTCTAAGTCCAGCAAAATCGGTGAGTTCCGTTATGGTTTCGCAAGACAAAAGTTTTCAGGTGGTGCTACAACGCAAACCCTATGGGGTGGAGTTGAGTTTGGATCTAATAAGTTTAAGCAGTTCCCTACTTATTCAGGACGGCAAGGCAGAGGTTCAAGAGGTTGGTTCATCTATCCAACCCTTCGCAAAATTCAGCCTGAATTGATTAACAAGTGGGAACAAGCTTTTAATCGCATCATTAAGGAATGGGTCTAATGGCAACCGGTAATCGCACATTAAAGTTATCAATTCTTGCCGATGTTGATGACTTAAAAAAGAAGCTAGGCGAAGCCGACAAAGCGGTTGAAAGTAACTCAAGCAAGATTTCAGAGTTTGGCAAGAAGGCTGCTGCTGCATTTGCAGTCGCTGCTGCTGCTGCCGTTGCCTATGGCACTAAATTAGCCATTGATGGGGTCAAGGCTGCAATAGAGGATGAGCAAGCACAGTTAAGGTTGGCTAATGCTTTAAGAGAAGCCACAGGGGCTACTGATGCCCAAATAGCGGCAACTGAGGCAATGATTCTCAAGACATCTTTAGCGACTGGGGTGGCTGATGACCAACTGCGTCCAGCCTTGCAACGATTAGCGGTTTCCACAAAAGATACTGAGGAAGCACAAAAATTATTAAACCTTGCTTTAGATATTGCTAAAGGTCGAGGATTAGAACTTGAAACTGTTGCAAACGCATTAGGTCGAGCACAGGATGGCAATACTACTGCTCTTGGCAGATTAGGTTTGGGTTTATCAAAAGCAGAGTTATCAACCCTATCTTTTACCGAAGTTCAAGATAAATTATCTCAACTTTATGGTGGCGCAGCAGCTGCTAACGCTGAAACATTCCAAGGCAAGATTGATCGCTTAAAAGTAGCATTTGATGAAGCTAAGGAATCTTTAGGTATTCTTTTATTACCACAAGTTGAAAAATTTACAAATTATTTATTAACTACTGGCATTCCAACACTTGAAGGATTTATCGCTGGCTTAAGTGGTGATAAAGGATTGACTGAATCATTAACTGAAAGTCAAAAAGGTGCTGAAAATTGGGGCAAAGCAATTGGCGGACTTGCTGACATATTAAAAGGCTTGCTTAATTTTATTCGTGAAGTTATTGGCGGATTGACAGAATTAACCAATCAAGCAATTAGAGCTGTTAATATTCTTAATCCAGGAGGAGATATTGGGTATATTCCAAATGTTTCTCCAAATGCAAGTAAACTTGGAATGTTAGGTGCACCAGCCTTGCCAGCACCAACTGCTAATGTTCGTGAAAATCGAGCAACTGTAAATAACATTACAGTTCAAGCGGTAGATTCCGAAGGTGCTGCAAGAGCGGTTGCTAAAGTGTTAAACGAAAGCGCATCCCGATCAGTTCCACAGCTTTATAACAGCGGGATTACTAGGGCTCGATAATGACAGTCTGGACACCTGACTGGAAATTAACTGTTGCTGGTGTTGATTACACCGACATTGCTATCAGCGATATTGCCCATCAAGCCGGTCGAGATGATATTTATACTCAACCTAATCCATCTTATTTGCAGGTTGCTCTAGTTGCCTTATCTAGTCAAACATTGCCATTTGAAATTAACGATTCTTTGAGTTTGCAAGTTAAAGATAGTTCAGGAACTTATGTAAATTTATTTGGCGGAGATGTTACTGATATAACTGTTGAGGTTGGGGCAACTGGGTCATTGGCAACTGTTGTCAATTACACAATCCTTGCAATGGGTTCATTAGTGAAACTTGCCAAAGAAATCTACAACGACAACCTTTCACAAGATGAGGACGGCGACCAAATTTATGAATTGTTGTCTAGCGTATTGTTGGCATCATGGAATGATGTGCCGGCAGCTACAACATGGGCAACCTATAACGCAACCGAAACATGGGCAACGGCAGGTAATCAAGGTTTAGGCGAAATCGATCAACCAGGGCTTTACACAATGTCGAGCCGATCAGCTGATCCTGATACTGTCTATAACATTGCAAGTTTTATTGCCGATAGCGCATTTGGTTATCTTTATGAAGCACCCAATGGAGATATTGGTTATGCAGATGCAGACCACAGGCAGACTTATCTAGCAGCCAATGGTTATGTTGATTTAGATGCGAAGCATGCTTTAGGTCAAGGATTATCAACAATCACTAGATCAGCAGATATTCGAAATGATATTTATATTAATTACGGAAACAATTTCAATTCACAAGCAACTGCTACAAGTGCAGAATCTATTGGCTTATATGGTTACAAAGCCGAAAATATCAATTCGGCTATTCATTCAGGTGTAGATGCTCAAGAGGTTGCCGATAGATACATTGCTCAGCGTGCCTTTCCGTTAGCAGCCTTTCAATCAATAACTTTTCCCATAACTAATCCACAAATTGATAACAGCGATCGGGACAACCTTTTAGGTGTGTTTATGGGTCAGCCTTTAAACATTCAAAACCTGCCAACTCAGATCTCAAATGGGGTCTTTGAAGGTTATGTTGAGGGCTGGCGATGGAGCACAAGGTTTAATGAATTGTTCCTAACTATTAATCTTTCACCGGTGGCGTTTAGCCAAGTGGCGATGCGCTGGAATACTGTGCCAATCACCGAGGCATGGAACACAATAGATCCAACTTTAACATGGGAATACGCTACAATCGTAGCCTGATAATAGGAGAAAAATGGCAACCACTACCAATTACGGCTGGACTACTCCAGACGATACAGCTTTAGTCAAGGATGGCGCAGCTGCAATTCGCACGCTTGGAACATCCGTTGATACAACAACCAAGAACTTAAACCCTTCCACAACTCTTGGCGATATTGAATATCGTTCATCAACAGCAAATACAAATACAAGACTTGGAATTGGTTCATCTGGTGATGTTCTAACTGTTGCTGCTGGTGTGCCAAGTTGGGCTGCTCCAACACTTCCCGGATTAAAATTGATAACTACTCAATCATTTAGTGCTACAACTACAATAAATGTCAATGATGTGTTTTCAACTACTTATGATAATTACAAAATAATTATGAATTTTGAATGTGCCACAAATGCCGATGCCTCTTTTAATTTTAGATTTAGATCTGGCGGTGCAGATAACAGTAATGCCACTTACAATTATCAAAGAATTACGGCTGACCCAAGCGTCGGTGGTGCGCAGAATTTAAATCAAACAACTGGAGAACTTGGCAATGCTACAAATAGTGCAAGACAATGGGTGACAATAGAATTTTTTAATCCATTTGCAAGCGTAGCATCATTCTATTATTCAAATATGAATGGTGGAAGTGCAAGTGATCCTGAAATTTGGATTCGAAGTGGTAGTTTTAACAATACAACTTCATTTACAGGATTTTCTATTCTTGCTCAAAAAAATCTTACTGGTTCAATAAGCGTATTGGGGTATGCAAAATGACGAAAATAACTGAAATTTTTGCTTTGACAAATGAAGTCATTGAGAGAGAACCAACAGATGTAGAGTTCAAGCAAATGGAAAAAGATGCTCAAGAAAGAGCAAAGCAGATAAAATTAGATCAGGCTGAAGCTGTTGCAAAAGCAAAAGCAAAAGCTGAACTGTTAGATCGTTTAGGCATTACTGAGGATGAAGCAAAACTTCTGCTTGCGTAATGAAGCCATACCTATCTAAAGCAGCTGTGCAATTACGGGAGCAGATAGATGATTCATTCCCAGATCGCATCCGTAAGAGTGATGGTTGGATAGCCTCGGCACAGCATCAAATGCGATCAAAGGTTTCGGATCATAATCCGCTACCTTCGGGTGAGGTTTGTGCAATTGACATTACAGCAGATCTTGGTGCAGCCGAAGGAATATCTGCCTATCTAGCAGACCAAATACGCATTGCTGGCAAAACAGATAAGCGGATCAAATATGTTATTCACAATCATCATATTGCCAGCAAACTATTCAATTGGCGTTGGCGTAGATACAAAGGCATCAATCCTCACACCAAACATATTCATATTTCATTCCATCCAAAACAATCAGGAGAGTTCTTTAACATCCCACTACTAGGAGGCAACGCATGAAACTATCAAACAAACATAAGGCAGCAATCAAGTCATATTTAAGAGCTGTGGCTGCTTCCGGTATAACTGTCCTGTTAGCAATTGTTGCTGACATCCGACCAGAGTTTGCAATCCTTGCTGGAGCATTGGTTGCACCTCTTGCCAAAGCATTAGATCCAAAGTCAGGGAGCGAAGTTGATTATGGAATCAATGCGAAATGACAGCCAACGAATGGGTTGGTATAGCCGTTGGCGTATGCGCCATATCAACAAGTTTATTACTGGGTCTGCGTTGGGTTATTAAATCCTACTTACAAGAGTTAAAACCCAATTCTGGAAGTTCGATCAAGGATCAAATTACAAGACTTGAACAGCGTGTCGATGATCTGTTTGTCTTAATCAGTAAGCGATAATTTTAATTATGGCGAACACACGAAAACCTATCAAACGCAAAAAGATCAATCGTCGAG